AAAAAAACCCCTTACGGGGCTATATGTGTACGAATGTGGAAAGTTAGGCTGCGATATGGTCGCTTATAACTTGTTCTCTAATTGGTCGATGTCCAAATGTCTCGCGACACCATCTGAGCCAATGACTACTACCTTTGTCTTGGTTACATTTCCGACAAGCAGGGACAACATTAGTTGTGAGATCTTCTCCACCTCTGCAACGAGGTTTGACATGATCGAGTGTAAGTTCGTGTAATTCATAATTTTCTCCGCAATAAACACATGTACAATTGAAGTGCTCTTTAATAGCTCTTCTCCAGAGCCGTTTAGAATCTGAACTTGTCATGGTTATTAAATTGTGTAAGTAATATTTGGGACTAGGTAGTAGAGGGGTCATTTACGTTTCGTTCTGCTTTTTCGGTTAACTGAGGGTTTTTGTTTTCTACCTTTGGTAGTACTCCCCTTATAGTGAGCAGCGTCGAGCCCATCACCATTTCCGTAGGTACCAAGTTTCCGATTAAGCTTGTTTGCATTGACACGTAATTTCAATCCTTTTTTTGTTTTGTTGTACGCTTTTTGTTGAGCTTTATAATTACCGTTGGCGTACTTAGCTCCTTTGTTTGGCATAGAGTTTGCTCTTTACTAATTCTGGATCTATTTCTGGTAATACTTTTGCCAGCTTCGATAGTGGGTTGCCATCGTATGCAACACCGTTTATATCGTTTGACTTCAGCCAATCACAGGCTGCTTTCAAGTCTTGAGTTGTAGCTTCTCCGCTCTTAACTCTTTCTAGAAATTCTTTAGTGACTAACTGGTGGAGTTCATTAAATTGCTCTTCAGTTGCCTTTTTCATGCTTTCTTTATTTTGCGTTTTTTATATTGATCCTTATACCTTTCTTTATCTAAGTTATAGAGATATTTAGGTATGCTAGGTTCTGTTTGAATTGGTTTAATAGTGTTCCCGGCACTGGCTTTAAAATTACTCTTAAAACCTTTTTCGACACCACTATTCTTCTTCTTCTTAGATTTTGCCATAAATAGTCCTTCGAGAATCGCCTGTGAGGGGCTTGTAATTTTGTTTAGGTATATCTGTAACCTCAGTTTTAGAGTCCTAAACCTTTTTTAACTATTGCTAATGCTTTATCATCCAGTTCGTTATCGGTAGATTCGACTAACTTTTCTAAGAGGTCTACTACAAATTTCTTGAACTTATCACTTTTTAAAGATGTTAAAACGAGAGGTTTTATTAGTGCTAACATTTTCTATTTTTATAGGTTGGGTTGATTTTATTGGTACTATGTCCGAGCACATGTGATATACACGTGACTTCGGTAATAGGGTAAAGCCTGACTTTTGAAGCTGGGCACATTTCAATGCCCGGGTAAGCTCGTAGTCAAGCTTCATTTTTTCTTCTTGTCTTGCAGCCATTCGTCTGCATTGTTCTAGTCCACTCTTATCAAGAGGAACCATAAAATTAATTTGAAAACCCCAGTTTTCTGCAAGGGTATAACTTGATGGATTCATTCCTAAGTCTTCATCCATTTCCCAGGGTTTGGTATGGTTGCCCATATAGAACGGTGAGAAAGTCATAGTTGATCCATTACAACTAATGTTTGGTCCGTAATGTTGACGAGACGGTGCTCCATTATTTTGGAATTGCACCGCTTGATTCGTCACATTTCCAGTGGCAGCAGCCACGGGATTACTTACGTTATTGGTCTCTGGATCACTATCAGCGTATGTTGGACTTATTGTGAGAAGACTGAGTAAGAAGTAGTAGTGGAATCTGTTGTGATATCCCTTACTGTGTCTATTGTTTCGATTAGACCAGCTGCTCTTTCTGTTATCTCTAACTGAAAGTCTGCTCCATCTGTTGTGAGACTCCAAGTTGTATCTGTTGCTGAAATATTTCCTGATGGAGTTATATTTGTTCCAGACCAAGTTTTTACTTCTGCACCATAAACTTCTTGCGCTATTGTCTCTGAAATTGTTTGGGTAGTTGTTGTCGTTGAGTTCATACTCCCCTGTGTAAACTGAGGTGTAATTGTGTTTGCTCTCGCTACTGCGGGTGACAACAGTGCTAAGAGAAGAATCCATTTCTTCATGTTTTTGGTTTTGTTGTTGCAGTTCCGTTACCGTTTCCATTCTTCTTACCGTTACCCGTGGACAAACCGAAAGTTGCAAGTGCTCCAGTAAAAATCGAAGCGACGAACGTGATATCGGCTGACGCATTTGTCTTTTTGACCATAGGCAGCTCTACATAATTTAGAGTAATAATGAATCCACTCCAAATAACAACACCAAGGCGCACGGTTGCACCAAGTATTGCCATCTGTTCATCATGGTCATCAATCTCTTCTTTAAGCTTAGTAAGAAAACCTTTTTTATCTGTTGGTTTTGTTTCCACTTATCTTCTTAAATAATGTTTTTAATATTGGCTTAAGTGCTGTTACTACCCATTTAAAGGCAGCTGTAGCTGTAAGGGTGGCTGCTACGGAAACTACTGCTGTGGTGGATGCAGTAATTAATATTTCGTTTTCTGGTAAAGGTACTTTTTTATTTATTATTGGTAACTTTACTTCTCTTATTCCAGTTGGTGCTTCATCTGAAGAATCAGCTTTCACACCGGGAGGTGGTTCTAAATCACTAGGAGGAACCACCATTGGTTTGTAATAAGGGACATCAGCCGTTGGTACGTCTAATGTCATTTCTTTTAAGTCTGGAACTTTAGGTAAAACTAATGGAATAGATTCCACTTAGCTCCAAGGAGTACCAGTCCCATGTGTTGGTGTAGCTTGTAGAGTGATGTTGGCATCAATTGCATCTTCTATATTTGCTACAGTTCCAGCATTATCTGCATCTAGTTTTGCTTTTACCCAACCGATAACAGTCGCAGCTGTTAGATCTTTGTAAGGTACAAGAGTAGAAGGTTTTTCTAAATCTACTTCACCTGTAGCTCTTGTTTCATAAGTACCATCAGTACCTTTAACTCTGTATATAACTTTGTTTACGTATCCATCTGCGAGTTCACGTTGAAGTGTATTTACTTCCCAAGTTTTTGTAATTGCCATTGTTTTTTAATAATTTGTACGAATGTGGATAAGTTATTTAGCTTCTAATGCTACAACTTTAGCTGATAAATCTTTTACAGCTTCTACTAATACACCTATTAATCCACTGTATTGTAAAGTTTTCTTTCCTTCAGAACCATGTACAAGTTCTGGAAATACTTTCTCTACATCTTGTGCTATTACACCCATAGAAGGTGATATGGAATTTATAAGATTATATTTGTATCCTGTTATCTGTTGTATCTTTTCAAGTGTATTTGTTAAAGGTTGAATATCAGATTTCAAGGCAATATCAGAAGTTTCTGTAACTGTACCTGTTACTGTTACTCCAGTACTTGTAGTCTCTAGCTTTTTGCTATTGTCATAAAATAAGGAAACAGAACCATTAGGAATAAAAGTAGCTAAGGTTTCATTATCACCACCATTTTTAATAGCTACAGTCGACCCCAATAATTTTAGTTGTCCTACACCAGCATCTTTTATGACGCTGTGACTTCCATCGTGATAAATTTGTAGGTCATCGCCTGCACCAAGTTTTATTTTTACATTGTCAGGCATAACTAAGTTGTCACTTAAATCTAACCTTCCTATTATTGACGCTCCAGTATTTGTAGTATTAAACCTTTCAACACCTTGAAAAAACAAAGCAACTTTTCCGTTACTGTTTATTTGAATACCATCTCTATTTGTATGAGCTTTTAAATATAAATTACCTGTATCATTAACAAGATAGGAATCTGTTCCATCATGATAAATCTTTAGATCTGAACTTGTTCCAAATTTAGCTTTTACGTCATCAAAAAATTTTAAACTATCTTGACTTGCATCAAATCTTATATGTTCATTGTTGCTAGTACCACATAATGAAAGATCACCATTTATTTGTACACCAGTACTTATAGTTTCAAAACACTTTACATTATCGAAGTACAGTTCCACACTTCCATTTTGAGTGAATTTTGCTATTGTTTCACTACCATTAACATTTAAAAATTGTGTATTACTACCATTTATAAATAATTTACCTGTACCAGTATCTTTAATATATGAGTTACTTCCATCATGATAAATTTCTAGATCATTACTATCACCAAAAGTAAGCTTGGTATTGTCACCATATGCACCAACACTAGAGACGCCATCTACCCAAGCAGCTCCGGTATAAACTCTGAACTTATTAGTAGTAGTATTAAATATTAAATCTCCAGCATTAAGACTAGTTGTAGGATCTGAGCTAACAATTCTATAAACATTAGCAAAGTTTTGTATTTGGTCTAAGTTATTTGCAGCTGTGTTAACACTGGTAATGCTTCCAGCAACTGTAGTTACATTAGAACTGTTTGCACCTACTACCTGTACATCATTGTTGATGCCAGATACTGTTTGTACATGAGATGATATCCCTGCAACTGTAGCTATTTCATTAGGTATAGAAGATACAGCTGTAACGCTAGTAGCGTCAGGAGATAATCTGTGGAATGTATATGTGTGAGTTGTTCCTGTTGTTTCAACGATGACACCATAACCAGCGGGTAGGACCGTAGTACCTAAACCAGTAATAGTTACATCATTTCCTGAGCCAGCTCCATTTGTAATTACAACCGAACCACCACTTGGTGTTCGTGCAGAGGATATGGTTTTAATAGAGACAAGCGTACCTGTTCCGTTATTAACATCAGGGTTTGCAGCCGGGAAACTTGTTTCGTTTGCAATAGGTACGAAACCACCTACGTCGTCAACTAAGTCAACAATACGTGCATCGATAGCAGCAGTTGTAGCAATAAAGTTATCACTACCAGACCATGTAGCTCCACTGGTTATAGTTTCACTACTGTCTTGTCTAAAGTATCTGGTATCTAATTGACCGTTGTTTAATTCGGCTTCAGTAAAATATCTATTATCTAACTGACCGTTGTTTAGTTCTGTTTCTGTGAAGTAGCGGTTGTCTAGTTGACCTCCATCTAATTCTGTTTCTGTATAGTAAAGATTATTTAGTTGTCCTCCACTGAGTTCTGTTTCAGTGAAATATCTATTATCTAACTGTCCCGCATTAAGTTCAGTTTCGGTGTAATACCTATTGTCTAAATTGGTAGAACTAGCCGATGTAACGTGACCTTGAGCTGAGATAGCTATGTCTTGTATGACATTTCCATTACTGTTGTTAATGGTTGTGTTTGCACCAGTAACATTGTGACTAATAGTGACTTGACCACCACTCGCAGATTTTGATAAATCAGTACCGACTAAAACGTCAGATTCTATAGCAGTATCAATAGTTGCATCTAATGTTGTTTTGTTAACTCCATCAGATCCACTTACTGGATTACCAAGATTGGTGATTTTGTTAGTGCCAAGGTTTAAGTCCCCTGTCATAGCATCATCACCAGTAGTACTCATAGCGTTGTTGTCAACTTCTTGAGCTACATATAAAATCTGGTCTATGTTGTCGTTTAAGTCTTCTGCTTTAATTGCAGATCCGGGATAAAATGTCGCCTTTTTATTGTCGTTATCTGTATCTCGGAATATTAAAACTACAACTCCATTAGCTGGAGCTGTGTTCATTTGTACTGTTGTAGCGTTGGCGAGAGAGTATTCAGTTGTCGCTTGCGTAACACCATTAAGTTTGACCTTAACGTCTGTTGTCGCTAAATATGGAAATGTAAAAGAGTATAGAACGGTATTCCCGTTCCCTGTGTATTGGTTCTGTGTGACAGCCATTTACGCTAAAAAGTTATTTGACTGAGTGGATATTTATTTAGGTATGTTTTTTATTTTTTCTATTTCTATTTTGGTTCTATCTTCAGTGCTGTAATCACCTATCTTTCTGGAACGATCTCCGATTAAACCAAGTTCATGTTCTCTAGAAAGTATTGATGCCTTACCACCACTTTGTTCGTCTTCAAGTAATAAAGCCCAAGCTTTTCTCTTGGCATTATTTAAAACAGTTCTAAATTGATCAGCATGTAATGTATTACGTGGTTCATAATTTTCCCCAGCTTTTCTATCCTTTTCCATTTCTAAAATGGATTGTTTAATTTGAGGATATCTTTGTATCATGTCTGTCAATTCAGCTTCAACATTTTCCTGTCCCATATAAAACTGAAACTTAGATTTAAGATCAGGATGACCTTCTAAGTTTTCTCCATTAGGTCCAGTATTAAATGTTTGCTTTAAATTAACTCCGCTTCTAAATAGAAGTTCTCTAGTTTCATTTGAAGTTCCAACGTTTACATTGAAAGGTAATATTGCATTTGTCAGTCTTGTCATAGGTTCCCAATCTCTGAGAATCTCACCATTTAACTGATCGTATCTATAAGGTAATAGCTTACCTTTTGTAAATACATCAGCCCATAAGTTTCTATTCTGTACACTTTGCCAGAATCCAGACTCTAATTCACGCATACCGGGAGATAATAACTTACCTATTTCGTTACGCATAGAACCAAGTGGTATCTGGTTATTTACAAAGTTGGCTGCAACTCTTGGAGCATCAGCACCTTGAGATGTCATTAAATCTGACAGTTGTAAGAGACCAGCTAAGAATGATTTATTAACTATGTTTGCTTGTAATAAATAAGAAACTTTACCAAAGTTATTTGATGTCCATTCATCACCCATTACTTTTTGAGAGTCAACAATATCAGCAACAAATCCTAAGATTCCATTAAATGGTTCTAAAGACTCATAACTTATATAAGAATCTCCAATCTTGATTGATCTAGGTTGCCAACCAAATGCTTGCCATGTATTTCTTAGTCCTCTATCAGGAGGTCCATTACCTGTAATATTTCCGTTTAAAGCAGCCCATGCAACCATACTTGTGAAGCCATAACTTATAGCTTGTCTTCCACGCATAGTAGCTTTTGCTATCTCATGATCACTTGCTGTTTTAATTCCATACTGTAGTAAGTCTGGATGATTCCATTCCTTACCCATTATGTCAGCATGTTCTTTAATAAATGAATTAAGAATAGGTGTGTACTTAGACGTCATAGTCAAAGCGTTAACACCAGTTCTTGCGAACAAGAAGAAAGGTCTAAAGAATGGTGCTTGATCAAACATCTTGTCTAATGACTTAGCAAATCCTGTTAGTTCCTGAGTAAGCTTTGCTTCATCAGATGCAAACTTTGCCATCTCATCTGACAGACGTCCATCACCATCAAATACTTTTCCTTCAAAATCAACTTCAGCTGCTCTGACTAAATCATCAAGATCTGCATCAGATACAACTATTCCTTTATCGTTAACTTTCTTATATACGTTTTCAAAAGCAAGTTGTCTTTGTCTACCTCTTCCAATGATTTGTGTAAAGAAGGTATCCATAGATCTCATTACTCTAGGACCATAGTTAAAGACAGGTATTTTATTAATACCTCTAAGAGCATCAGCAAACTTAGCACTAGCCTGATCACCAGCAGTTCCATAAGAACCAGCCCATGACATCATTTGTTCCCACTCTTCATCTTTTCTATTTTTAATGTATCCCCTAAAGCCGTCTTCTTTCATCGAATAAGATTGGAAGTCAGCAACTGCTTTTTTCCAAGCTTCGGTTCTAGCTTCTACCATTCCACCTATATTTTGGAATGCACCACGCATTACAGTGTCATCAGATTTACCAATAGCACCAAGCATAGTTGCAACAGGACGCATAACAGTTCCCATTCCAGTACCTACTAATGCACGTACAGGAGTTTTAGGACCAGATAACATTGAGTTAACACCCATAGTCATCATTTCGTTTAATATTGCGTTCCTTTGATATACATCACCTTGTTTATATCCTCTGAGCTTACGTTTAAAGAACTCATTAAAGTCTTTAAATGTCTGAGCACTACCATTACTTTCAGCAGTGAAGTGTAAATAACCTTCTAATAACGAGTTATCAGGATCATTCTTCAGTACTTCTTTTAAAGTAGCAGCTTCAGCAGCTGCATCATCAGATGCTCTAGCAATGATTTCTTTTCTAGAAATAGCACCACCACCATAGGATCTTAATTCAGCCGAACTAGCTAAACTAGCTTCTTTTCTTAGTCTTCCTAATGCAGAATGTCTAGCCAATATCCCATCTAATAAGGAACCATTAGCAGATACATCTATTTTATCTCCAACACTAAGGGCAGCTTTAGCTAAATCTCTTGCTTCAAATGCTAATTGTCCTCTTATCAAGTCCATAGATTTTAATTGGACTGGACTTAAGTAATTTAAAACTTCACCATCAGCAAGTTCTGTAGCAGCTCGTGGATCACCAATGTAATTTAAGACATCTTGCTCAGGTATATCCATTAATCTGGAGTGACCTGAGTCATCCATAAATTTAAGAAGATCAACTGCTGATCTTTTAAAATCTCTATCTAAAGCATCGTTAGTTACTTTGCTAGATAAACGTTGAAATGCTGGACTACCTTGTAGTGTTTTACTTAAAGAATTTATTTCTTCAAGCATTACCCCGGGAGCTGTGTATTCTGTTCTTCTTATATTGGCTTCAGTCATGGTTCCGCGAGGAGCACCATATTTCTGAGTAGGATTATTACGAATTTCGATCATATCCCTGACACCTTCTACAGGATTATCTGAAGTGCTAATAGCTTGGTTATCAGTTATATCTCCACCTTTGTAATAAGCTGGATTTTCTCTTGGACCACCAGTAGCTAAATCAAACTCAAGTTGTTCTTGTTGTAAATCAACATTAGCTTCACCTTGTTTCCTAGCTCTACTGGTTAGATCTCGATATTCACCCCATTCAATTTCATTCTTTTCAGCAAACTCATTCATCTTTTGCTGTTGTACTTCCGGCTTTAACCTTTCCCAACTCTTATTTTTTTTAAGAAATTGATCTTTTGGTAATGGTTCAGTAGTACCTAATTTTTTAACTTTATTAGTGTAGCTACGATAAGCAGATTTCTCATATACCTGTCTAGCACCTTTAAGAACAGCTGCTTCTTTAGCTACATAGTCCATATCTGAACTTTCATCTAAAGCTTTAATTAGCTCATCTTTATTACCAGTAACTGCTTTCTGTGTTTTCTTAGCACTTGTTGAATAGGCGCGAACACCCCAACCAGCTGCTTCAAAAGCAACATCCATCATTCCACCAATACCTAATCCTTCTCCCATGTTGTAAAAGGATTTCATTGCTGGAGACATAGTTTCCTTTGTAGCTAAAGGTTCTAAGATTCCAGCTTGATTAGGAAATGTATCTACTAAAACTCTAGTTAAATTAGATTCTTGTGATTGGTTACTAATCAGATCATAGGTAGCACCAGATGCTGCGGACATACCAATACGTCCAGCTCTACTGAGCTTTGCTGCTGCTGCTATTCCTTTTAATCCTTTAGCTCCCCACATGATTTTTCCAGCACCAACTGTTCCTCCCACAAACTCAATTCCAGTTCTTAAAAACTTACCCCATTTCGTTTCAGTAATAGGTGCATTTTTAATTAACCAAGGAGCATCATATTTGTATGGATTATTAGGATCAGTAGGTTGATAAAACTTCTTATCTAACAGCTTAGGTAACGAAGCAACACTGTTATAGATATCTATACCACCACCAACAATTGCATCTCCTACTTCTTTTATGTTGTCTTTTAAACCAAATTCTTTAGGATCTTTAGCTTGTGTAGTTTCTTCAGTTGTCTTGTCTATAGGTGCAACTTGTGTTTGTTCTCTGCGTTTACGAATATCCTCAGATACCTCAAACAGACCTTTATTGTTATATGAATCCATTATTCAAATCCCATAATAAATAAATTCTGTGATTCAGGTGTCATGTCATCCCACATCAAACCACTTTGTGCAGCCGTAGCTGAAATTACTGTTTCTTTTGCTTTTTCAAATCTTTGTTTTCGTCCAAGATTTGTATTATCAGCTGTGACAACATCTCTTATTCGATCTACAAGAAATTGACCAGCAAGAGGTATGGCAGTATCTGCTGCTATTTGAGTATCTGCTGCAAGATTCGCTAATTTCATAACAGACTTATCAAAGTCTTTAGTACGATTTTTTTGTTCGATTCCTGTACCTCTGTTTCTTCTTAGTTTCTTCTTTTGTTTTTGTTGGTAATTAAAAGGTAAAGTTAATGACTGTCCAATACTTGGTATCCCATCATCTATTCCCGGTGCATACATCTTTGCACTTTCATCAAACATCTTTTGTTTAGCAATATCAAGTAAATTAGCTTTAGTTAAAAGAGTGTTACCAGTTAAGTTACCTTTGCTAATTTCTCTACGCATATCTTCTTTAGTTATATTGAAACCACTTACTGAAAACACCTGACCTGATTGCATTAAATTAAATATGCCATCAACAGTTGTTCCTTCTAAGTTAATTTCTTTTATTCCAGTAGGTGTACGTACAGCTTTATCAGGATCATTTTTACTTGCAATCTCTTTATCCATCATTACAACTTCAACAATAGAATCCATAGTTTCAAACTCATTACCTTCTTTTACAGCTGTATTTTTTAAAGCATTAAATGTCTTAGCCTTAGTAGGAAAGTTATTCATTGCTTTTTTAAAATCTGGATGAACATGTTTGTGCAATATTTGAGCACCTTTATATTCAATCTCTTTAATACCGTTAGCTTTTAATCTTCCATTGACTATTTCTATAGGATCTAATACACCATTTGAAGATTGGTATAAGTCGATAACAACACTAGGAAGTGCTCCACCATTTTGAACAGCATTAATAATTGATTGATCCATAGATTCTGTTAAGAAGTCTTTGTCATTAATTAATGCAAGGTCAGCTGGTAATTGATCTCTTATACGAATCTTGGCAGCTGCTTCGTGTAAATCATCTAATTTACGAAACTTTGCTTCTATTCCAACTCCATCAACTTTATAAAAACCTGTTTCTTTATCCATTGCTTTTATGTAGTCTTGTAGAGCTAAACTTGCTAAACCTGTTGTATCTCCTTTAGGGTTCCCATTCGCATCAACAGCAACATTTTTATCCATGTAATCAAATAGATAGTTATAAAAATGTTTTTTTGCATGTGGCATCATCCCATCAATCTGAGTAGTACCAATTTCATCTTTACTACTTAGACCTGATAAGGCTTGCATTGATTGCTTTAACAATTTGTTTACTTCTTTATCAAAATCAGCTCCGTTTATACCTCTACCTTCAGCAGTCTTAAGAAATAATCTTTTCTTTATTTCATATGGCATAGCTTGGGAAGAAAGCTCATTAAGAGTAAACCTACCCTTTTCTTCTAAAGTAAGTTTAGCCCAGCCATCCCATTTCTCTACTGCATAATCTTCTTCAGAACGATTAGCTCCATCAATAAATGTTCTACCTTCAGGAAATTTTTCAAAATCTTGTCTACTTATATGGTCTTGCTGTGCCATATCATCCATGATCTTCTCATAGAATGCTGGGCTTTTAGCATAACCTTGACTTTCCATTTGTTGAATCACACCAGCATATCTAAGAAATTCTCGCTTTGCTTTTGCAGCATTATTACGATCATCTTGAATAAGTCGTTTTTCTAAAGTTTTTTCAATAGGTACAAACCTTTTCCAAAACTTTTCACCGAGAGTAGTTTCCTTACCATCAACTATTATTTTTGTAGCCTTAATTTGTTGTAGATATTGTTCTGTATATTTCTTATTTAGATTTTCTTTAAAGCCATCATGTAAATGAGTAAATGAAGTATTAATTAAGCCAGCTCTATCAGGAGCTAAATTAGCAGTATTAAATATTTGTTGAGGATTATCTTTCCACATCTGCCTGTAAGACATACCTTCGTTTTTATATGCTTCTTCTTCTTGATTCTTTTCTACGTGAGTATTAATTGATCTTCTTTCTTCTCCAGCAAAAGAATCTATTTCTTTTCTAACTACATTTGCGATAAAGTCACTACCGAATTTCTTTCTACCATTCTCATCAAAAGCAAATGATCCTTCGTATCCTTTACGCCATTCAGTTAAATAAGCAGATAAATTAGCATTATCAGCATTTGGATCTTTTACAGCTTCGTTATATGTAAGACCATTTAGCTTTTTAGTTTGTCTAAATTCAGACCAGCTTTTACGCATAGTGTTAAACATATGCCCTTCAACTTGTGAAGTTTGTATAGCTAATAGTTCATAAGCTGAAAAATTCTTACGTATCTGCTGCTTCATCTCTGGCATTTTCTGCTTTAAGATTTCACCAACTGTCCACCCTTGAGCTGTTAAGTCTTTAAACTTTTGATACTGTTCACCACCTAACATCTCTGATAAATCAATATCTAGTGATGATTTCTTTTCAAGAATCTTTTGAAATCTTTGCTGATTAAATTGACCAAATGCTTGTATAGCTTTTGGTGCTAATTCTTGTAGATCTTTAAACCTTTCATAATTTAATTTAGCTTCTCGTATCTTTACATCTTGATCTAAAACACGCTGTTTATAATTCTGCATTTCAGCATCATGATAAGCCTGTTTAAATTCTTCAGCTAAATTAAAATTCAGATCTCTTTGTTGCTCTTCTTTCCTATTACTGTCTTTTAGTGATTGTAAAACTTCACTTCTATTTTGTTGGTTCTGATCACGTACTTCACGCATCCCACGTAGGGTTCGTTCGGTTTCATCTTGAATTTTCCAAGTTTCATCGGGAACCTGATTTGGGTCAAAACCTTTTCTTTGGGCGTACCCAGAAAAAGATAAATTCCTCATAGTATTTAATTGTTAAAATAATCCCATTGCAAATGATCCAAGTCCTACTGCCCAACCTAAAGGTCCAGCAGCAGTCATACCAGCAGCACTTAAACCAGCGTATGTTCCTAATCCAGCAGTTAATCCGCCTAACGCAGCTCCGGGTAAAGCTTGTCCCATTGAAATAGGGGATTGTGTAGCACCTTGGATAGGAGGTGGTCCTACTTCTGGAGCCATTGGATCTTGGTAAATAGCTTCAGGTAATTCGATTGGTTTAAAGTCTTCTAGATCTACTAAGTCTCTACCTACAGAAGGATCTAGCATTCTTCTTGCTTCAGCGTTTAGGTCTGCTTGTTTCTTAGCTCTGTATGTATCCTTCATATTCATTTCTGAAGTTTTTACAGCACTTTCTAATTGGGTTGTAATTATATCCTGATTAGTTTTAAACCTAGAACCAAGCATATCTAAATCAAATTCCATTTTCTTTAGACTTAAACCAGTTTCACTTTGTGCAGCTGTAAGTTCATCTTCTAACTTACGAACATCAAGACTTGCATTTTCAACTGTATTGAATACACCTTGTTGAATTTCATCTAAACTAACTTGACCTTTAGCGTCACTCATTTTCATACCACGATCAATTTCTCCAACATTAAGCATTGCTTTAGTAATGTTTTCAATAGAACTTACGTTGATTTGTTGTTCAGCTAAAGCTGCTTTCTGTACAGTATTTAAAGCAGTAAGTCTATTCTGCTTCATTCTTGCACCAGCAACATCTTGACCTCTAATAAGAGCTTCAGCTAAGTAATTGTTTTGTCTACCTAGTTCAGCCATTATCATTTGTACAGCCTTACCCTGTGATCTGCCAGATTGTGAAAGCTGTGCTTGACCAGATGCTTGTAAACCTTGTATTGCTTGATCTTCTAATTGTTTAGCAGTATCTAAAGCTGCCTTATTACTTTCTCTTCTAAGCATTTCATTTTGAAAACTTAATGCTTGTGTTTGAGTAGCTGTATCTAAATTTAAACGCTCCTTAGCAAATCTATTTTCAGCTTCCTTAGAAGCTAAATCTAAATATTGTGTAGCTGTTTGAAATTTACTTTTACCTCTACCATCTAAGATATCTAATTGCTTACCAGCTGTGGCAAACCCTGCACCTTTAGTAGATTGTTTAAGGTTAGTAAGTTGCTTTTGTTTTTGATACTCAATAGTATTTTCTCTATTAAGAAGACCTAGTTTTGCTTGGGTTTTATTAAAACCAGCTGTCCCGGTAGCTTCATATAGATCTTGTATAATACCTTGATTTTGAAATGCAGATTCAATAAACCTTTCATCTAAAACAGCTTTTTCTCTAGCTAAAGAATCTTGATATTCAAGTTCATTAAAATCTAACTGACTTTCATATTGTTCAGTGTTTTTATTAAATACTCTATCTTCTTGCTGCCACTGGAAATCTTGCATAGACTTGCCTTGTTCCCAGTTCTGGTTGGCAGTCTCTTCTTGATAATCTCTAGTTTCTTGATCAGCTTGTTTCCTTAAATTTAATGACTCTAATTGGTACTCATATTGATTGTTAAGTACACCACTTTTAGTACCATCTTTATCAAGCTTTTGTACAAAATTGCCATCAGCATCTTTCTCTAAACCATATTGAAACTCATAATTCTTCAGATCATATTCATATTGTTTTTTGATCTGTTCATTCTGATGATCAATGATTTTGTTTTGAGAACTTCGACCTCCACTCATTTATGCTCTCCTATAGAAACGTGGTGAATAATATCCTTCCCACATCATTGATGCCAATGAAACAGGGAATGGTGAATCGCTTGAAACTTTTAATTCAAAGTTTGTATTGCGTTGGTGAATTGGTACAGTTACAACTGATTGGTTAGCCAAAGGTACATCATTAGCTAAATAGAAATTAGCTAGAGGTATTGGCTGTACATCGTTATATTCAGTCGCACCATTTCGTTTTAATTTAAAACCTAATACACCAGACAAACCTGTAGAGAACTTCATTCTTGCGATAGTAAGACTAGAAGTAAAGTCAGTCTGCACACCGTTAGGGTCTAGCTTGTAATAAGTAGTTGGTAGTTGTACGTCGAATGTATATTTAAAACCAACAATTACTTTGCTGGCTACACTCGTTAAATTTTTAAAAGGTACTTTGTAGTATGTACCTGTTCCATCTGTAGCAATTGTAGGTGTGATAGTAAATCCAGATTCAACAAAGGTTGGGTTATCTAAATCACTAGCAGCACTACCAATCACAAGGACTGGAGACAGTGCAGCTACATTACTAAAAGGTATATAACATTTACTAAATGGATTAGCTGGATCTGTTTGGTCATATACAACTGAACTAGCAGTAGCATATAAATCCATACAAGGGTTCATCTTCTCTCCATCTGAGTTAACAAGAATTGTTTCCTCTGGAGTTTGGTTAAGACTGGCACTCATTAATGTGTACTGTCCACCTTGCATAGTCACTGTGTATAACACGTCAGAATCTACAGCTAAAGTCTGTACTAATCCCGGTAACGACCATCTAAACCATGACTGCATGACCTCTTGTTGTCCATCACTATATGTTCTATAGAAATACACATCAGATTTAGTAGTACCCCACATAGCTATGAAGCTATTCTGTGGACTAGCTATAAGATCAGTAATAGTACTTGGAATATATTCAGATACAACTCGTCCAATGTCTAATACACTTGGGTTCATTTCTTGACCAGCTGTTCTCATCTGATAGATCCGTGTATAACCGGGAGTCTTACTGAGAAAAACCATACTGGTTCCATTGTCTACAGGATCAATATTGATATCCATCTCATAGTTTGAGATACCACGAATAATGGTTGTAGTAGGAGTGAATAAACCATTAGGTGCAAACATTAGAAACTGCTGGTTCTTACTAAATAAGATCAAACCCTGTGCAGTTGGTAAGACACCTGTAAGTAAGGTAGGTCTGATACTAGAACAACTAAGATCTACTGGATCAGAAGCTATCTGTGTACGTGCAGAGACATGGTAATAGTTAAAGAACTCATTAGCCTGACTAAGCGAGACATTATCATCAACCAAGAAACCAAGACGGCTACTATGGAAGAATGATTGCTGTATCTTTTTACCTACAAAACTTGGATGTGAGTTAGTAGTATCATCTCCAACTAATCTAGCTGTGTATGTTGCAGCTCTAAAAGTAAAAGCATTAGTACCTGTATTGACCAGCTCGTGTGGCATGGTGTTTGCATTCAAACCAGCAGATACATCCGGAGCTATATATTCTTCCCAGTAACCTACACCTGAAGTACCATTGTCAGCTTTAAATCTGGCATAGTAAGTGTCATCTGTACCAGCAGTATTTAATACCTTAACTTCTCTATGGTTAAGTGATCTGTCTGGTAGTTGAGTAACGTTAGCTACTTGGTTTTGGAAAGTATCTAATCTTTCGTTATCAGCTCCACCTTTACCAGATAAAGTAAATGCACTGGTACGACTGAGTTCTAGAGTAGTATCTAATCTAGTAACTGTTAGTCCAGAGATACTTAAGGCATCAATACTATTTTTTAAGTTAGTAAGAATAGTATCTGCTGAAGCTGAATCGTTAGGTGTTGTATAAGTTACTGTAGAACCATTAACGGTAACGCTATAGGCAGTACCTACAGTCACAGCTCTTAGTCTTACAGTTCCAACTTTGTTAGCTGTGAACGAAGGAGCTGCCTGTGTGGTAACAGTAACTGTTTTGTTTGTTATTAAAGTTGTGTCTTGTACAGTCAGTATGTCGTAATCGTTAGCTGTACTTCCTGTTAAATAATTTGTATTAGCCGAAGCTGTATATGTAATTGTTGCTGCTACACCAGTCGTAACGTTCCACACATAAATTGCAGTTCCTTTAATGCAACCTATGTATTTCTCATCTCCATCTCTGTGTATATAGAACCACTTAGCATTTGTATAAGTATTCTCTGATCCTAAATTTTTAATAAATTTAAAACCGGGTCTCTTTGTTAAACCAAAGGTAGGGTCTGGGTAGGCATTAATTGCATCAACTACTTGTCCGGGTAGTTTTTTAGTATCTGGTTGGCGTGATACACCACCTAAATAATTAGAAACTGTTTGTGTGACATTAGGCATTATCTCTGTAAAGCATGAAATGGTTTGAAGCTTGTATATTTATTTCCATCTTTTCCATGTCCAAAGAAAGTAAACTCACCTTGGTTACATTCATACTCCAAAGCCATAGCTCTCATGTATGCTTCTTTCTCTTGACACATTCTGTATAAGTTAGCGTCACCAACAATTCTGCTGACTGTAAAGCAAGCAGCTCTGGCAACTATGTAATCCTGTACTGGACGAGGTAAATCAACCCAGTCAAATAACCAGACAACATCACATTTCATTGCTTGTTCCCAAGTTGAACTGTGCTTACGTCTGTCGTATAGTTTTCCGTTTCTTCTTATAACGTCATATTCTTTGCTAACTGACTCATCCCTAGCGAGATCAATCTGGAGGATGTTACTTGGTATAAGTATTTCTTTATTTACATCCGGTGTGAATGGATAATTAAATTCTTTATTGAATGTCCAGCCTTCAGATTGGACTTCCCTTGACACCTGTAAAAGTGTATCGTATGCAATCGCAACGTCTGGGTTGGTTTGATCGAGTGTCGTTACAGGTGCTTGACCAACCGTCTGCAATATTTGATTTACTGCTGGTAATTCAACAGCAGAATTTGTGGTAGGAATAGCCATATTAATATAAAAAAAAAGGGAGCCGAAGCTCCCGTATAAAAGTTAGAATGCTGCTGGAGCAGAAGCACCTACATATAATTCAACTGAAGCAGCTGGATTTAGGTAATCCGCACCGCAAGCTAAACGTCCAAGAATAACGTCACCTTGGTAAATAACTGAAACATCGCCAGAAGTTACTTGAACTTGTGGTCCGATTGCTTCAACCATACCAGCGGCTTCCTTCTGGAAGATAAGTCCGCATGACTTAGTGAAGTTAGTTTGTGCGCCGTAGTCGTTGTTAATGCCTGTGTCTGAATCTTCAGCATCTTCCATTGTTGGTCCAACGAATGAACCTACATTAGAAGGTGATGTTTCACCAGTTGTTCCACCATAAGCAACACCATACTTGCCAAGGAATGGGATATTCATTGACTTGTAGATCTTGATACCAGCAATCTCGATGATGCCATTACCAGTCTGCAAAGCAGCACCTTGAGCATCACGGTTTACTAGACCGTTAGAACCTACGTTTTGGATAAGTGAATAGTATTGTCTTGGGTTAAGAACACCAACTCTACCTTCAGAGCTAACACCTTTCTCATCTAATGCAGCAGCTGCATCGTAGAAAGCGTTGATTAGGTTAGTAGCACTGTAAGCATCGGAGTCATTTGTAGTTGCTCCAACACGAACTTGTGTACCACCGGGTTCAACAAAGCTAGTCTTTGTGATAGGACTTACAACACGTGCGCCACGAGTGACTGCACGGAATGCAAGACGGTCATATTTTTCAGCAAGAGCGAATCCAATCTTTCTTGATATCTCTGATCTTAAATCGTAGTGAGCAAGTGTCTCATCTAATTCATAGACGAATGCACTTGAGATTAAGAGATCATCAACTGTGATTGTTTTCTCTGCTACTGGAGGAGTACCGTCGGAGTTACCGAGGATACTGTTTCCGGGAGTATGATATTCAGCAGATGTACGACCTGTATATATGAACTGTAAACTCTTACCGTTGGTAAGACTTCTCTTCATAATTAGATCCCTAGCTATTGTTTGATGCTGGAATCCTTTGAACATTTCTCCGGAAAATAATTTAAGGTATAACGCGCGTCTATCACCAGCACTATTACTAGCACCCGGCATAGTTACGGACGACTGCATACCTGTTGACTGTTGAGCCATTTTCCTTTAAAAATTGAGGGGTATATTACTTCGTCTTCACATGTGAAAAAGTGTGAGTCTTAGTTAGACTCATTAGATTGTGTGGTCTATCCCACCGTCATGACGGCTAATTGGTATCCGCGTACGGGCAAAAAGCCAAAGTGAAAGGGAGTCCGACTCTGAGGTGCTCCCTTCCGATTGTTATTTACTTAGTGTAAACAACGCCACGATATACGTAAGTAACCATTGGTTTCTCCCATATACCAAAGCCCCGTTCCATGCTTTGGTTTTCATGCGTCCTA